CCGAAAGTTATCAGCTTTCGGGTGTTCCCCCCCCACCTTCTCGCACCTGGGATAGGTGCCGACTAGATGGGAAGTCTCTGATTTCGTGCAAATCAGAGCATGGCTCTTAGAGAGCAGCTCGCATTACAGGTTGGTTACTTGTCTTATTCGCTAAGATGCCAATCATATACCGAACGATTAACTCCCCGTTAATCAGATGGATATATGGACATTCTTTTGCACTTCCTTACTACATAATGTAATTGTCAATACCTGACAACCATTATATGTAAGGTGTGGGCGCTTAGGTCGAGGACTAACCTGGTTATCCCTAATGGTATAACCAAACAGTAATGCTTACTACTCATTCGGAAGGAGAGAAGGATAGGCTTGAATTATATCAAACCTTTCCAACAACTTCTTACCAATGATGGCTGATGCTTTAACTTTGGTATGTGAGGTTCTCATTGAGAACACTCGATCATCAAGGGGTACCACTATGACTTTCGACATAGCGGATCAATCCCCTGATGTCATATCTAAGTTCTTAGCATCTTTCATCAGATTGACGTAGAGCTCCTCTATTTGACCGTAGGTACGGCAAATAGGGTTCTCTAATCACATTAGAGCCAATGGGTGCTCTGATCCTGTGAGGAACATGACAATGTCAACACAGAGTTGGCCTAGGCCAATTCCGCGCTTTACATTACGCATACCTTCATAGGACTCACTGAAACAATCCACTATTAAATTAGAGATTATGCTTACGCATACGCTCTGTTTTAAATGTGGAAGTCGATATCCTCTATCCCTGAGGAATTGGTTAAACAATTCTTCAGCTCTAGAGATATCACTCATGGTTTTAATCATGAGTTCAGTGATCTGGCAGGCGTCCATCAAACGTTTCCTTAATTTGGAATTGTATGATTTAAGTCTACCAGCAAAGTCACCCATAGCACAAGGAATTCCATCTTTCGTTACTCAACCTTTGGCTTCCCCTTCAAGCAATAGATTAACAAATAAGGAGTTATCCTTCTTTGCTTCTCTAATTGCTGATATGGGAAACGGTGTAATCTCCTGACCTTTGTATATGAGTCGCTTTGCGAATTCATATAGGGTCGAAGAGATATGAGTTTTCACGGGTGAAAACTCTACACCTAGGGTTTTCAGCAACTTCAAATAGAAGTCACCAACCTCTCTGTCACCAATTACAATATCATCACCCAGTAAAGCGTAAGGAAGTTCCTTCCAGTTCTTCCCTAATACTTTACATGAGTAATAGATAAGGTAATGGTGAGTTAATGCGAAAGAAGCTCATGATGAGTAAGCACCCATAGGATTACCGGCCGCGTAATTTACGCGTTCGTGTATATCCTTCCCTTCTGCCCCCTTTCGGGTAAATAGGAATGGATAGCCTACCATTATGTCTTTTCACGCATCAACATAAGATGTAGGTAGGTGGGCTTTAAGGATTTGACTTATCAGGTCTATAGGAAATCTATCAGTGGCGGCCGTAAGGTCGACACTATAGAATATTTCTGCAGACTTAAGTTTATCTTTAAAGCTTCCCTGATTAAATGTGCAATCTTGAGGAATTTTCCTTAGTGCCCGGTAAAGATAGGAGTGTAATGGTCTAAGTACTGTTTGACTTCAATAGTCTAAAACAGCAATGACCCGCACTTTCTCTTCTTTATCCGGAAAATAACTTAAGCGGCGGAATATCCCTTCGCCTTTTCATACAATAGTTAGTTTACTATACAAAAAGGTGTGAAGTGGAACCGCTTGTTTTAAGTTATCAATTACCTCTGATATACGTTTACCTCCTAAGACCTTTATTGATGAAATCAATCGGTCGGGTAATCCGTATAAAAGCTCCTCCATTGAACTACCGAGGGCGTGGCCGCATGGCCCTGCCTTAGTAGTAAAATGAAAGGAGTTTCAGAGTAATGCATTTGGGAGTTCTTCGCGATGTACATAACCCAAGTCCCTCCAGAAAGATCCGGCAAACATTCCTATATTTGCGATACTCCCTAATGGAGGCGCAGTTATAGGTGTTATGTCCGGGTCTTTCCCGAGTTTTAGGCTCCTAGGTGAGTATAATATCGTGTTGATGATCCGCAATATTTCTATTGGGGAGTCATTCTTCCGTATTAACGCATTTAGGGGCCCTAGACGATAGGGTAAGCCATCATAGGTATATTTGATACCATCCAAACGCACTTTACTACCTGATAAGTAGTTCAGTAGCGCCACTCTTAATAGTTTCGCTTGGCGAAAACTTTCAAGAGGCCCTCGGGAGTTACTAACTTCCTGAAGGTGGGATATCAAATATTCGAAGTCCTTCTTAGAGCAAGTCTTCCCTAGTTGAAAACTAGAAAAGATTCAGCTCACAATATGATCTACAGTAAATCAGAACTTAGTCTTTGAAAAGATTAGTTTCTGGTTCATGTATTTTATATTAAGAGGTGATCGAGAAGAGTTATACTAAGATGGGATAGCTAAGCTAACCACTTAGACCGGGTCTTC